ATCAAATAGAGTGTGAAGAATGTTATGAAACATCATACGTTGCAACTGAAGAACAACCATTATATTGCCCTATGTGCGGAAGAAGAGCAGAGTCAGAAGAGGTAGATAAACCTAAATAATATTATGTGGTATTATAATGACAAGCTTTATGAAGCAACACCAGAAGAATTTCAAGGATTCGTTTATGAAATCACAGAACTCGACACCAACAAAAAGTATATTGGAAAGAAGAATTTCTGGAAACCTAAGACTCTCCCCATTACTAAAAAACGTAAGAGACGAGTACGAACGCGTGCAGAGTCTGACTGGAAACAGTATTACGGTTCGTCCAATGAAGTATGCAAACTTGTGGAAGAACGCGGTACCGAAAAGTTTAAAAGAGTAATACTAAAACTCTGTAAAACAAAGGGTGATATGTCATACTATGAAGCAAAGCTTCAATTTGATAATAACGTATTATTAAATAATGAATATTTTAATAATTTTATTGGTTGTAAGATACATTCAAAACATTTAACATGTTAATAACAAACTTTAAAATAAGTGCATTTTTTAGTGTACATTTGCTTAAAAGTATGGTATAATATAATTATAAAATGAAACAAACGGAGAAGTTTATTATGGAAAATACTAAAAACAAAATTGAATATATCACTGAAATAACATTTGATAACGGAATTGATCTTGCAGGTTTCGGTAAGACCGAAGACGAATCAATCAATTCTGCTCTATCGTTGTTTCCATATACTACAAATATACGTACTTATACTTTATCGGACTTAGCTTCTTTAAAGACTTATAAGTTACCACAACATCACACTGCTAATGAGTTAGTGTAATGGAAAATAATAAATCAAACATCGTCAACTTTAAAAAGAAAGTTGACGAAAAATTTAAAAAAGAGAACGAAGTGATTCTTACTTTGGACGATGATGAAGGTACAGAATTCGTGTTCGAAATGGATTTGGAAGATGAAGACCTATAACGAAGTGGAATTATTAAAACTGCAATTAGCAGAAGAAACTAAAGAAAAATATCTTTTGTATAAAAGAATTAAGGAGCTTAACGAAAAAATTGAAAAGTATGAAAATAAAACTAATTAACATGTTATGTTTGTTTTCCTTTACTTTTAGACGAAACTATGGTATAATATAATTATAAAATGAAAAAAGCGGAGAATACCAAATGCAATTTAAAAAACAAATCAAAGACATTCAATTCGATGATGATGGCGTATCAGAAGCTATCGTCATGGCCTCAGCTGCTGGTTGGTATGTGGGTAAGATAGATAATTCCGAAGGATTTATCCAGCCCTGGAATAGGTACAGCGATTATTTCGCCACGCCTGAGGAGGCACAAAAGGAACTAGACATATATGCCTAGTCCTTCAGAAATACAATCAATGCTACCACTATATTTTCAACTGCTTTTTTTCGCAGTAGCTGCAGCATTGATTGTAGGTGTATTTTTTTCTATAGTTGGTTGGTTCTTTCGTAATGCAATTGTGATTATGATTATCGTTGCGATATTGTTTGCCATCAACTATGGATATATTGATTTAAATAAATTATTTGGAGCCGTTAACTATGACAATGCATCTATTACCAGTCTATTACAACGATAATAGTACCAAAAAGAAAAAGCCTTTTCGCAAACCAGGTTGGTTAAAAGCTCAAGCTGAACATGATAAATGGTTAAAAGCTCGAGGTGTTCATCCGGATCAATTAAAGAATAAAGATAAAGATGTCGGAATTAAAGCTCCTAATTATAAAGAGCTTTCACGTTCTCTACCAACAAGCAATCACATAGGTCGTGTAGCTGGTAAGTCCAAAACAAATGCGTACACTGGTACATTCATAACAGGTATTGCTACAATGCATAAATCAAATATGGTACCTGTAAGCAAAAACACAGATCCTAAAGAATACGCAACAATGCGTAGAAACTAATTAACATGTTCACAACAAACTTTAAAATAAGTGAAATTAACTGTGTACATTTGCTTAAAAGCATGGTATAATAGTACTATAAAATAAACCTAAGCGGAGAATTATATGTACGAAATAACATTAAATATATCAACAAATTTATCAATGATAAATGAATTTGCAAAATCTCACGGATGTACTGTAAAATCTACATCACTTCACTCATACCTCTTTAAATCTGAATCATTTGATATGTTACACGAACTTGCTGAATCATACTTACAATATGATCCTACTGATAAAATAAAATTTAATTAACAAGTTCACAACAAAAAGGTGTACATTTACCTAAAAGCATGGTATAATATAAGTATAAAATTAAAAAGGGAGTTTAATTTATGGTTAATTTAAATAGAATGATAAATGATTTAGAAATGCTATCGTCATCAGAGCAAGATAAATTTGCTCAAATGCTATTAAATAGAAATGGCGGATTAGCTGCAGCTATATCAACTAAAATTAACATTGCTCATCAAGATAAGTATTATACTGATAGTCCGGAAATGAAAGAATCTCTAGTGTCTAGAGGCCATGCACAATGAAGAACCCTATTGCAAAATATCTAATGTGCGCATATGCTTACTATGAACTTAATACTAATCTAATAACTGATACTGAGTTCGATCAACTTGCAAAAAATATACTTGCAAATTATGATAATATAGATCATATGCATAAGCACTTAGTAACTAAAAAAGATTTAGATGCTGGTACATATTTAGGTAAATACCCAAATATGGTTATAGGCGCAACACGTAATTACATGAAAACAAATAACATATAAATGGGAGTTTAATATGGGATTGAAGAAAATACAAACAAAGAAATTAAAAAAGAAAACCATAAGATCTAGAGCAAGAACTGGTCTTGCTGGTGTTCCAATTGAAAAAGGTTTTGATGCAGTAAAAGATTACTTCCATATGGAAGTTGATAAAAAAGATTGTATAAATCAAGTTCGAACTTGGGTTAAGAAAAACTTTAACAAAACTGATGCTAAATACATTCTAATTAATCCAGAGTGGAAGTTCACATTTTCTCATCATGGCGCAATTGCGTTTTGGGATATCAATGATTTTGAAAAAACAGAAATAACAAATGAATATCTAAATAGCCTACTTAGAAGAATGTCTAAGTTTGTAGAAGAAGGCAAAATTCTATACAAAGAAAAACAAATGTCTGATAAAGATAAAGGCAATGTGATTACTTTGTCACCACAGGATAAATTAGTACGTAAGATACAGAATACTATAATGCAAGAATTACTTGAACTAGAAGACATGTGGATTGACGGTGAGGAAACTTCTATTAACATATACGATAGATTCAAGTACCATGGCTTAACAAATACTGCAATCAGTCACGTTAAGCCAATGATTGAGGGGTGGCTTCTTGATTATGAAGATGCATATCATAAAAGATGTGATCAGGCGGTCGAAGGTTACTCCCACCTAAAACGGCCAGCCCTCAATCAAAGAATTAAAACGTGTCAATTGATGTTAGATGATCTTGAAAGAATAAGATCAGCAACTAAAGCTTCTCGTACAATTAATATTAAGAAGCCTACATCAGCTGATAAACAGGTTGCTAAGATACAATACAAAAAAGAAGATAATGATTTTAAAATTGTATCGTTACATCCTATACAAATTATTGGAAAAACAAGACTATATATTTTCAATACAAAATACAGAGAGATGTGTTATTATGAAACAGCAGCTCCTCGCGGTTTTGAAACATCTGGTACTAGTATTAAAAACTTTGATAAAGAATCAAGTTTCAAAATCAAATTTAGAAAGCCATTAGAATTCTTTCCTATTATTCTTACAAAGAATTTTAAACAAATAACAAAGTTTCTAGAAGATAACGCAAAGTCTTCAAAACGTAAAGAAGCTAATGGCAGAATCAACAAAGATACAATTTTATTAAGGGTTTTAGACCAATGAAAATAGAAGAACAATTTTTAACAAAGTCTAAATTTACGAAGCTTATCGAAAATGTCGTAGCAGAACTTAGGATTCCATATATGGATGCAATAATAAAGGTCTGTGAAACTAACAATATTGAATTAGAAGATATTAAAAAATTCATATCGCCAGTTATTAAAGATAAGCTTGAAGCAGAGGCAATGGAACTAAACTATTTACCTAGGAAAAACACCATTGACTCATCACTATTCAACTAAAATACTGTGTATATATAGTATTATATTTCAGTTTATATTTCAGCAATACAATAAGGAGACAATATAATGTCATTCGAAACACTAAAACGCAATCGCGGATCTAATATCAATAAAATTATCAAAGCAGCAGAAGCTACTAACAGTGGTGAGACTAAGTCATATGTTGATGATAGAGTATGGAAACCAACTGTAGATAAAGCAGGTAATGGTTATGCTGTAGTCAGGTTTTTGCCTGGTACAGAAGATAGCCTTCCATTTGTAAGATATTGGGATCACGGTTTTAAAGGCCCTACTGGTCAATGGTATATTGAAAACTCATTAACTTCAATAGGTCAACCAGATCCTGTAGGTGAACTTAATTCTAGACTATGGAATTCAGGTATCGAATCTGATAAAGATAGAGCTAGAACTCAAAAGAGAAGATTACACTATGTAACTAATATATATGTAGTAAATGATCCATCTGCACCTCAAAACGAAGGTAAGGTATTTCTATATAAATTTGGTAAGAAAATCTTTGATAAGATTTACGATCAAATGAATCCAGCTTTTGCTGACGAAACACCAATCGATCCATTCGATATGTGGGAAGGCGCTGATTTTAAACTCAAGATCAGAAATGTTGAAGGTTATAGAAACTATGACAAATCTGAATTTGGTTCTGCTGCAGCACTATTAAATGCAGAAGAAGACAAATTAGAAGAAGTCTATGGTAATCTTAATAATCTTAATGAGTTTACTGATCCTAAAAACTACAAAACATATGATGAACTTAAAGCTAAATTGATGAGAGTTCTAGGTGAAGAATCAAATACTGGCGCTTACACTGTAAAAGAAGAAATTAAAATAAATGAACCAGTCGCGGCTTATGAGCCAGTAACTGCTGAAACTATCAGTAGTGAAGATGAAGATACTTTATCATATTTCTCTAAACTTGCAAAGCAAGATTAAATAACTTAAGTTAACCCATACTGGTCCTGCAAGTCTATTGCAGAACCAGATATGAGTGCTGTTTGATTGTTATTAACAGTTTTTGAACTATAATTTTCAGAATTA